GTGCAATTCAGACAGCGTATACGGAAAGGGGACCAGATGGCTATTCGCCTTTGGTTGTCTTTGTTCTCGGTTTATCGAGTTATCGATATTCGAGGACGGTTGAATCTTTCAACGATCACTGCTCCGTCTACAGCAGACTTAGGTCTGTTGCCGGAGTTTGACGCGTTTGTTACGAAATTCTATTCGTATATAACAGCGGTGTGGTCGAGGGAGGGTTCAATCACGGATGCGTTTGTCGTGGATCGCCCGTGGACGTTCCTTGAGGGCCTGGTAGCAGGCCCCAAGGTTACGACTTCGAGTGGTCCAGTGCTGACGGGGAAAGGTGGTAAGAGATTCGTCTCTACCTCACCATTGTCGATACTTTTGACCGCTCGTGTCTGGATGAGTCCTGACTACGCTGATCTTTGGAAGAACTTCCAAGAGTGGTGTGGTCTGACAAGTTCAGAATGGGTAGTTAATTGTATTCGGACTTGGGCCTTCGGGCCTAAGAATCCGATAGACAAGGGGATGGCGATATCGCGAAGGGGTACAATTATTGCAGCTGCGGACGTGCCGTCCTCAGACTTCGGTAAAGGTACTCACGAGCGGATCACCAAACCTTTGTTTACAACATGGAACTATTTCCTCGGTAAGTTGGGATTGAAACAGGAAGCGGCAGGGAAAGTCCGAGTTTTCGCTATGGTTGATTGCTTTACTCAATGGTTAATGGAACCATTGCATAAGGCGATCTTCCTTTTACTTGAGGTTATCCCTCAAGACGGTACTCACGATCAAACTAAACCACTTGATCGTTTGATTAAACGTCAACGGGATCTTCGTTTGATGAATCGGACTCCTGGTAGTATACTCAAGAGAGGAACTACTAAGGGGCGAGAATTATTGAACGCAAGAGCTTGGGGACTGTTTTCTTTCGATTTGTCCGCCGCCACAGATCGATTACCGTTAATCTTCCAGGAGCATCTCCTTCGTCCAATTCTGGGCGATCGAGCTGCGAGACTCTGGGCCTCATTGCTTGTTGACCGAGAATACTTGGTACCCCGCCGGCAAGATTTAGGTCTTGCTGGGGGCGCTGTCAAGTATGCTGCCGGTCAGCCAATGGGCGCATTGTCGTCTTGGGCGATGTTAGCGTTAACTCACCACTGTGTTGTACAGTGGGCTTGGTTCCGCGTGTGCAAGGAGATGGGAAGAGACTGGACTTGGTACGAGGACTACGCCATCTTAGGTGATGACGTGGTGATCCTCGGAGTCCCGGTAGCAAGGGCCTATACTAAGATAATGGACGCGCTAGGCGTGACCATATCTCAGCATAAGTCCTTGATCTCTTCTAAGGGGAAAGGTTTTGAGTTCGCCAAACGTACTTACCTTGATGGTAAGCCCGTTGGGGCTATATCTATCTTAGAGCTCATGGTAGCCCAAAAGAGTTTGGGAGTACTGTTGGAGCTGGTTCGGAAATATCAGATGACTGTTGGACAGTATCTGTCATTTCTGGGCTATGGATATAAGTCGAAAGGACGAGCGTCCTGTCGACTGATGAACCTTCCTCGAAGAATGAGAAACTACTTGGTAGCTTTCTTTTCTCCCGGAATGCCATCCTGTACTAGTGTTCTTAAGTGGTTGTCAATGCGCTCAATTGATAATGCTTATGAGACTGGTACCGTTAAAGTTGGAAGCTTGTTCGAGTCTTTCTTGGCAACTGAGAAGAAATCTCTCTCAGAGGCTTTAGATCGGCTCCAGCCATTTATGGCTATTGTGAACGAGCTAATCCAACTTCGAAAGGTGTATCCAGACGGAACATCTTCGAAACGTCAGTGTAACGCTAGCATACGTCAGCGTAGCCATCCAGGGGTTTATCCTCATGTCGAGCGACATGTTCTAAATCATCTGGATTGCCACGTTTACTATGAGGTGTTTTCTGAATTATGGTACTCCGAGAAATTATTGAGAGCCAAGGTGGCAGTATTGAATACGCTTAAATTGTGCGATATTCAATTACTGTGGGATCTTGTTGCAGAGCTGCAGCGGGATCTTGGTGCACTCCCATTGCCAAAGAATTTGACTTTGAAGGGCGAAGAGAAAGCCTCTCGCGATTCATTGTCTGTTCTAAAGCGTTGGGAATTGTACTCACGGGTCTTTAGATCAACTAGATCATCTTAATTGGATGATCAAGTCGGGAGGTTGAAGATGGCTTGTGCCGGAGTTCGAAAGGACGAAGGTAGCTATTGTGCCCTGGAGCCAGGCGTTCTGGAAAGAACGTTTAGGCCCAGTCAACCCGGCTTATTACTAGACTAATAAATAAATCCTAGCCAGGAAGCTATTAATACGCTGAATGGGGACTAGGAGGAACATTATTGAACCTGCATCTGAGCATCGCTCAGGCTGGAATAAGCTCCTTCGGGAGATAAGACTAGATTGTAGTGTCAACGACGAGGACTCGAAAGAGAAATCCGAG